AAATCCTGCGCCGCTTGGAAGGCAAGATTAACGACAAGATGGCGATGGAAATTGCCATGGAGTTCTTGGACGCTGAACGCGCCGCGGCCGCTCTGGAAACTGCCTTGAAGCGGTCGGGAAGCCGCGGCGGTGCAGCGCCCGCCCGCCGACCGTCTGGTCCTGTGTCGCGCGCCGTCAAGCGTGCGCCGGTCGTCACCGCACCCAATACGATGTCCGAAGAAAACCGCAACGCAATGGCTAGGTGACGTGCCGTGTTTGATGATCAAGCGATGAAGGTGCTGAGTGCAATCATGCAGTGGGTTGTGGCCCCTGTAGCGGCATTTGTGTGGGTCATTTATCAGAAACAGCAGGGCCACAGCACTGCTATCGCTGTCCTTCAGGCGGAGACAACGGCCGCTCGACAGGCCCACGACCGCGAGATCAAGGAAATTCGGGAGACAAGCCGCGCCATCATGGCAAAGCTGGACAGCATCGAAGAGGCGCTGCGCAAATGAATACCAACAAGGCCGGACTTGACCTGATCAAATCGTTTGAAGGGTTGAGGCTTACAACTTATAAATGTAGTGCTGGTGTTGACACAATTGGCTATGGACACACCTCTGCGGCTGGTGAACCGAAGGTTACACCGGGCATGAAGATCACAGAGAAAGAGGCGGAGGAAATCCTCGCCCGTGATCTTGGTAAGTATGAGGCGGCTGTAGACAAGGCGATCACCATTACGCCGACTGAAAATCAGTTCGCTGCAATGGTTTCCCTTTGTTACAATATTGGGCCGGGTAATTTCTCTTCATCTTCTGTCGTCAGGAAGCTTAACGCTGGCGATGTAGCGGGTGCTGCCAATTCATTTCTTCTTTGGAACAAGGCCGCTGGCAAGGTTCTTGCTGGCCTTACCCGCCGCCGAGAAGCTGAGAAAACGCTCTTCTTGAAGAAAGATTAAAATGTCCGAAGGTGAAAGCCCAGCGTCGCCAAAGCCTGCTGGCGGAAACGATATTGCCAGCACGGCAATGTCTGTGCTGACTTATATTGACAGTCCCTTCAAGCTGATTGTCGTGATCCTTCTGGGCGTCCTTGGGTACACAGGTTACTTCATTCACAACAACTTTGATCTGTTTTTCAATGTCTGGGAAAAGCAGCGTCAGTTGCCCCAGATGAATGAGGACCGCTTTGATCAGGTTTCCGCTGACATCATGCGCGAACTCAAGGCGGAAGTTTTGGTGATCTTCACTGTTGACCCGATCTTGAATAAGCGCGTCAGTGTTCGTGCTTACCAGAAGGATGGCGGTCGCGCGAAGGGCGTTGAAGGTATTGATGTTGGATTGTTCACAAGCAATTTAAGCAACAATCAGGACGCCATTGAACTTATCGCAGGTAACATTCCGTGCGGAGATTATAGGCGGCCTCAGTCTGAGATAGGTCTTTGGTATCTTTCCAAGGGCGTTGCCTTCACTTGCCGGGTTTCAGTTCCGCCTGAGATTAACCAGTTCATTGGGCAAATAACTGTTGGCTGGAAAGAGAAGCCTGCTGATCTTGGTTATGCGCGGGACATCTTGAATGTCGCGTCTCGCGCTCTATCAAGGAAAGAGTGAATTTAAATTTTAAGTGGAGAGAAGAAATGAACATGACCGCTGATCAGATTTGGGGCATTATCCGCACTATCCTCGCCGCTCTTGCTGGCTGGGCTGCGGGTCAGGGCTACATCGACAACGAGACCGCCATGACGGTCATTGGCGCTGTCGGCACGATTTTTGTTGCCGTTTGGTCTTGGTGGTCCAAGAAGTGAGTTGGCTTGAAATCGCCGTCGTCCTTGTCCTGTTGTTAGGGCTTGGCGGCGGCGCGTTTCTTGTTGCCCAGCGCCCGTCTTTTTGGTTGGGACTGGCGACCGCCGTATTTACGGCTGTCCTTCCTCTTCTGGCCAAACGCATGACGCCGGAGCAGGAGAAGGCGATGCAGGACTGCCATCGTCGGGGCGGAGAATGGGATCACATTCGGAAACGCTGTAAGCGTTGACGATCAACTGGGCATAGCCCGCGATGTCCCTCCAGTGGTCCACCTCATGCGGGTTGCCCGACAAAATCCGCCCGATTTTGCTGGCCAGCATCTCCAGCGTCTCGCGCTGCATGTCGTCGAGATGCTTCCAGTTCTTGCCTCCGCGCATGTTGTCCTTCAGCGCCTGCGCCATTGAGGCGACGTCGTCGTAAGAGCCGTGGGTCTTTTCGCGTGCGTCCAGAACGTCATTTACCACTGATCTTCTCCATGATTTCCTTCCGTTCCCGCTGCGCCCGCAGCGTCGTATACCGCTGGTGGATACGGACGGCGTAGGTCGCGCGCTTGTGGACGTTCACCTCGTCGTCCAGCATCGCCTTCACCTGGTCCTCCGTCCGCATGGACAGCAGCACGTTCAAGTCGTGCCATGCACTCTTCATCCTTTTAGCTCCTCAAGGGCCACGTCAGAGATTGCCCGCTTGTCGGCAAGCGCGGCCCAGATGCGCTCGTCGATGGTCTTGTTGGTCAGCAGGACGTAGACCCACACGTCGCGCTCCTGCCCGCTGCGGTGCAGACGGCCGACGACCTGCTCGTAGAGTTCCAGCGACCACGGCAGCGACAGGAAGACCATGTGGCAGCCGCCGTGCTGGAGGTTCAGGCCGTGCCCTGCCGACTTGGGGTGGACCGCCAACAGCGGTATCTTGCCCTTGTTCCAACGCTCGATCACGTCCGGGCCATCGTCCAGCGTCCACAGCGTGCCGGGATAGCGGCGCTTCAGTTCCGCCAACTCCTCGACGAAGTTGTAGACGATCAAGGTATTGGCCCGCTGGTTGCCCTCCAGCACCTCGTCCAGCAGGTCGAAGCGGTGCGTCGAGAACCAATGCGGGGCCTTGACCGTCTTGAACTGGCCGGGGCTGTCGGACGCGATGGTCTGGCTGTCGTAGACCCAGCCGCCCGCCATCTGCTGGAGCTTGGTCGTGACCGCCGCGGCCGACAGCGCGGTGATGTCCTGCCACATGAACTCGCGCTTCATCTTGTCGTATGGCTCGCGGTCGGGCATGTCACAACGCATCTCGACCACATGGCAGGGCGGCAGCTTGTCCTTGTAGACGCCAGGTTCAAGGACGTAGGTCGCCGGACGGATGCGGGTCATGACCTGCTCCAGCGCACCCTTGCGCGGCATCCACTCGCCAAAGTCGCGGTTGATGCAGACGAAGTACTGCTGCATGAAGGCCCCCTTGGTGCGGCCCAGCAGCGCCTCGTCCACCACCTTGCACTGGCCGAACACGTCCTCAAGGCCGTTCGAGGTGAACGAGCCAGTTAGGCCCCAGCGCACCTTGAAGCGGTCGAGCACTTTGGCCAGCGCCTTGAACCGCTTGCCGGATGGGTTCTTGAGCCGGGTCAGCTCGTCGAACACGACGCCATCGAACTGGCCGTCGGGCAGCTTGTCGAGGTTGTCGTAGTTGAACACGACGATGTCCGTCTTGGCCTCGAAGGCCGCGCGGCGCTGGGCAGCGGTGCCAATGGCGACCGACATCGTCAGGCTTGGCGCCCACTTCTTGATCTCTACCGGCCAGACGTCCGTGCAGACGCGTTTGGGAGCGACAACCAGCCAACGCTTGGCGTGACCGTCCCGCTTCATCTCGGCCATGGCCGTCAGCGTGATGGCGGTCTTGCCGGCACCGACCGGGGCGAGGATCATGGCGCGGTCACGCTCGTACAGGAACGTCACGGCGTCGTTCTGGTATGGCCTAAGCGTGAGGCCCATTCATCTATCTCCGTTTTTGTCCATAGTGTCGTGTAGTTCTGTTTCAGTACCTTCATGCGGACCGCGAACAGCTTCTGCAACGGCGACAGCCGTCCGGTCGGGGCTTTCAGTTCCACGAACCAGACCGACCCGTCCGGCAAGCAGGCGATGCGGTCACTGACGCCGCGGTGGTTGCGCGAACTGAACTTGTAGGCCGTCCCGCCCATGCGCTCGACCGTCCAGACGAAATACTGCTCAATGTGACTTTCACCGCCCATGCCCCTATCTACCAAACAATCATTGACAGGTCAACAAACATTCTGTAGTGTCCAAGCAAATCACAGGAGACGACATGGCAGCACACTCAAATATCGTCGGCGGTTCAACAGCAAAGCGCGTCATCGCTTGCCCCGGTAGCGTGGCGTTGGTCCAGAAGATGCCGCCTAAGCCGTCCAGCAAGTACGCCGACGAAGGCACGCTGCTGCACCACGTCATCGCGGCGGTGCTGGAGACGGGCAAGCCGCCGGAGGATTTCCTCGGTACAGTCTATAACGGCGTCGAACTGACCGAAGACCGGCTGGAGCGCAAGCTGTTGCCCGCCTTGGCGGCGCTCGACGAGATCGACCCCGACAGGGTGATGGAGTACGATGTCGAAAAAGTTGTTGGGTTTGGTCACGTTCTTCCTGGCGTTTTCGGGTCCGCTGATCTTGTTGGTCGTATTGGCGACCGTGGCATACTGGTGGACTGGAAGTTCGGAGACGGCGTCGCC